TCTTGTTCTACAGTCATGCTTTTTCGATGGCTCCTATGATAAAATCTTTGAGTTGAGACTGAGCTAAAATACCGTCTATGTTTAATCCTAAGAGTTGAGCATCACGATCAAAAACAGCAAAGTTCGGAGTACCATCGCATTCAATCTGGTCACAAAATGCCCAGTTATCTGATGTTACGTCCCATTCCCCAAATCCCACCGAATAATGTGGGTACTCTTCAGCGATTACGTTAGCCGTTTCTGCCCATACAGGTTTCATAGCATTGCATGCCGCGCAACCTGGCTGGTGAAAAAATACAACTCTATATTTAAATTGTTGATCTGTCATAATGATAAGTATTCCTGCAGGTAATACGTTATGTATTATACCATTAAAGATATTTTGTAGCGGATCCTTTGCTACTTCCCATGGTAGTATTGACTTTACCCACTTCACTAGAAAGTCTTCTAGATCCACCTCGGTAGAATGGGTCATGGACTAGGCGCGGTAATTCCTTTCTGTCCCCTCCATGGACGGTTCTACCACCCATAATCTCATCTCGATAAACGGTCACTCCATACACGAAAGCGTCTACAAAGTCGTCGTTTTTGATAAATGGGAAAGAGGTTAATTCCGCTGTTCTTTCCGCCAATGAGGGTAGGTTCTCGTAAAGAGAGACGATCCCATCCTCTACAAGCGGGGCAATTGCGTTTGCCCTAAGTACCTTGTCTTTATTAGGTACTAATTCTTTAATCGAGATATTAATGGTTCTCTTTAGAGTTTGAATCAAAGGGACTCCTTGGGCTCTACCCTCAATATATACACATCTTAGTTTCCAAGTTTTAACAAGTTGGGGGAAGATCTTCTCAAGATCTGGGAACTCCATTCGATCGAGGATATAATGAATGAGATGAAGTTTACTTTCACGTTTGTCATATCCCCAGATACAAATTGCAGTATAATCATTCATCCTATCGGCCTTATAGGCCGTGTCGATAGTGGCATAGATGTAGGAATATTTACTCTTATTCTTTGAATGATACCCAAACCAATGTTCTTTAAAGATTGCACCCTGCTCACCGGCTGGTCTGCCTTGGTATAAGGAATTAAAGTCTCTATCGCCGATTGATTTCTTGATCGCCTCAAGGTTCTCCACAGGAAAAAACTGAGGCCAATGAGACTCACCCAATCTTCTCCCGAGAACATCGTTCTCTTCATCTGTACATAGAGCAGGTACATTAAGCTCCTTCCAGCCTTCGGGGTCAGCCTTAAGCAATCTACCAATCACATCATCTACATGAAAGCGAGTTCCCATGGAAATGATTCCATGGTTAGGAAGACCACGGGTTAAGAACTGAGCCTGGGTCCAAGCAAATGTACTCTCCATGACCGTGGGTGAGTTACCATCAGCGAGAAGGTCATCTAGAATCCCAACTCCAGGGAGTTCACTGTCATCAATTACGCCAAAACCAAATCCGGTAACGTTACCCCCAGCCGATGCCATCTTAATCAGACCACCATTGTTGTTTCGGATGGCACTTAAATTAGATTTATCTCTATCTACCTCGCATTCAGGAAAGAGCCATGCAAAACTCTCATGGGAGATATACTCAATCACTGCTCTAGAGTTTTCGTTGGTGAGTTGGAGCGCATAAGAGCTCATGATAAATTGGGCAGTGGGGCTCCGACCCATTTGCCATGATGGAAAAACCTTGGAGATAAGCAAAGACTTCCCTGTTCTCGGAGGTAGGGAGATAGCACTTTGCTTATAATCTTTGTCTCCGTCTCCAATCTTTTGTAGAAAGTTACCGATTACCTCATGGACATGGAATGGTTGAAACTTTCCAGCAATAGGAACTTCTGATGTTATAAATCGAGCATATGTTAAGAAGTCTGTTCGACATTTAAGTCGAAGGAGTTCTTGTTTGTCTGAAGGTGAAAGGGAAGAAATATTCCCTTCCATCTCTTTAACAATCTGCCTTTCCTTCGCGGCTTCTACCTTGTTCATAATTTATCTGGTCTAAGAGAGATGAGATTTGTTGTTGGTCAGGTGGCAGATCAAAATACTTTGTGGGCAATGAATTACCTAATAGAGATGAAGGTTCTGGTGGCTCTGGTGAATTTATCTTAGACTCTAAAGAGTCTTTAAGCACTTTATCTTTGTTATTGGTTGTCTTACATCCATCGAAATTAATTGGAACATCAGGATTGAAGAGTCCAAGGACAATATCCGCTGCCTCAAGGAGGCCTTCTCCAGGGGAGAGTTGCTTCCATTCCTTATGAGCAGGTTTGAGGGCTTTATTAATTGTTAATGTTGCTTCAGTTCGAGATTTTTTACTTAACTTGGGAATTTGTTTGATATTTTTGTTTGTAAGTACAAGGGCTGGTGTCTTTGCAACTCCAATTCTTGGACCATCTTTAGTTCCGTCTAAACGTTTAACATACTGATAAAGGTCCATAATCGCCCTAGCGTGCTCTGTCATATCTTTTAGGGCTAGAGGAAAATAAGAGAAGTTAGATGAGAAAAATTTTCTCATTGTACGATATTGAGCATCAATTAACTTTCTCTCAATAGACTCCACCTTAGAGATATTATTATCTGCTTGCTTAAGAGCCTTTTCAATAGCCTCTAACGAATAAATAAGTTCTGAGAAAAGCTCTGGGAAGTCAGCATTCTTTGCACCCTCCATTCTATCAGCAAGGTCTTTCAACCTACTAACAGCCTTAAGGATTTTTGTTAGATCAAAAGGATTCTTAACGCATAATTCCTCACCAATCTGAGTAGGAAGAAAGTCAGTGATTGGGTTATTATTATTATCTACTGGATTCCCACTAGGTGAATAGGAACTATGCCCACTCTTAAGTACATTGCCACAGGGGTCAAGGAGTCTATTCCCATCAGAATCTACCCCATGTTCTGTCTTTCTACATTTAGGGTCACATGGGCAATCCAATCCGCCCCCACCGAATAGTCCCCCAAGGCCGGGTATCCCGCCAAGGATAGATGAGACCGGGTTAATACCAGTAAGAGCAGAAAATGCGCTTAGGCCTAAACCTGCAGGTCCTAAGAATGAGGTGAATTGCCCACCTAACCCAACTAACTGGAGCGCTGAGGTAGCCAATTGTGGTACACCCTGTAACCCGCCAAGACTAGGAATGCCTGGTAGGTTAGCAAAATTAGCGGCCATCTGAGCAATTTCACCAAAATCCCCACCAGAAAGTTTCCCTAGAATATCCCCAGAAACCAAGTCAGTAAGACCACCGATCCCTCCTGCTGTAGAGATAATCTGATTAATAGAATCTGGTAGGGATTGATCCAATGCCCCAACGGCACTACCGATAATATTATTGATGGAGAGAGGTTGACCATTTAGAATATCTTTACCAATGTCCCATACAGGGGATACGAATTGTGCTACCTCTGGAGGGAGCTGGGAGAGACCAAGCATCGCAGCACTATCAATAGCACCCAATGCTCCACCAGCCATATATGCTGAATATACTCCGGCCACCTGAGAAGGTAGGCCATTGAATGCCTGATTGAGAGAGTTCTTGCCTATGATTTGCAGAGCAGAGTCAAGAGTATTATTTCGTATACCCCTAGCCAGCACATCCCCTGCTCCTCCAGCAGTGCGAAGAATCGCTACCAACTCATCATCAATAACACCACCCCTATTTATGGCATTGGTTATCTGTGAAGTTAATGCAGCAATGGATTGATTAGAATTGTTTGCAATCGCAATCTTTGCAAGGTTGCTAAGCATATCCGCCCCGTTAAATTGCCCTGGAAGAGCATTTGCTGCGATCATTGCTTCCTTCAGGGCCGGATCTGAAGCAATAGGTGCCACTGCATTTCCGGCAGCCTTTAAGATTTCTTTACCTGCTTTACCAACAAAATCTTGGGAGGAAGGTGATGCATTTTGAGCTAGGGCCTCCATGGGTTTTTTAGAAGCCAAGAAGTCCTTTCTGGACATTGGCTTTTCACCCGGATAGAATTGTACTGGTCTCCGAGTACCGGGATGGACCCATTTCATCTGGCCTTGGTAGCGGAGACAAATCGCCAGCTCAGAGTTATCACCGGGGTCTATGATTGCCTCCATCCCATGATTCTTCTCAGTGCAAGAAGGGAGTGTAGTTCGGAATACTAACGGAGGTGAAGATACTGGGCTCCATGAGAAATCACCATTCTCATCCCTACGGCACATTAGCATCGTCGAGCGAAACTTCCGATCCTCCGCAAACTCTCTTATCTCCCCCTCAAGTGCCTGAGAGCATTTAGGCATTCCAGACTTCTTAGAAAGATTGGTATTTATCTGCGATTCCACCACTCCAGGATCAAATCCCTTCTCAACTAGTTTGCCATGGGTAAGGGATTTCCATGCATAGACCGGATCCCCACCTTCTTGGGTATTATTTCTTCTGAGGCAAATAATAACATCTTGATTTACCTCATTCTCAAGGAGATACATCCGTCCAGCATTATCTTCATTGCATCTCATACCGGGATCGGAGGCAATACTTCCTGCCTCCATTTGCTCACCAAGTACTGTGAGTTGGATAGGCGTACCTACACCACTCCCTCTAGGATCTTTATTAAATATCTGACTTACAAATGCGTCGTTAGTATTACCTCCGGCTTTGGAAAGGAGGCAAGGAGCACCGATATATTGCGAACTTAGTTGGCCCTTATGACTACCTTGTACATACACCCAGTCACTTGTAATCCCCGAGTAAAGTACCTTAACCCTCCCAAGTCTTTTAGGATCTGACACAGAGACAATAGTCCCAATCTCATTAAATGGATCTCCAAAGGGTCCGCCTATAGCCTCCGAGGTGCGGAGGCTAAGTTCTTTCATTGTCTGTAGGTCGTCAAAAAATCCCATGTATTAGTCCTCTTCTACAATCTCTGGCTCAAAAAAACCGTCTCCAACTGCCCATAGATCTGCAGAAAGATATGCATATTGAATATGTTTATTTAGGTTATCTGGTAACCAATTCTTAGAGATATAATTCACTCTATCCCAAGACTTACCGTCTCTATTATAGTAGTATGGAACTCTAAAAAATACATTCTTACTATCTTCAACTGAAGTAACTCTAGATACTCCAGCCACTATTTGATTTGAATAGTTGTTAATAGCAAGATCAGATTCTCCACCTACCTGTAGAATTTCTGACTTATATGGCCATAAGGGAGGAGCATCAATTTCAACATTTCTAAGACCATTCTTTGGCCTTCTAACTAATACCTCTGAGGTAGTTCCATCCTCTTTTGTTAAAATTGATGTATTTTTTATTTCAACCTCTTCCTCTGTATGGGCTTTAAGATCGAATATTGAAGATAAGAAAGCAAATGATAACACACTTCCTTTCGATTCCATAAGACCATTCCATTTACCATCATAAATTTTTATGGAATTTGTTGGAGATAGTGATAGTATCTTAGAAGTACTATTATATGCTTTTTCTTTGTATAAATATTCGGATGCTAATACATTTGAATTATAAGTAAGAGAACTCACCTCATCAAATTTAATTTTATTACTATTATCTTGGGAGGGATATGTCGTCCATAATTGACTCGATATAAAGGGGAATTTATTAAGCGCTTCGCCTTTGGGAGTTTTTATCTCACCAACACCTGGGAGGGTAAATGTTTTTTCACGATCATACCATCCGAAAGCATTTTCGATCATCGCTACTTTGATCTTTCTTTCCCATCTACCATCCCATAGATCCCCAAATAGACCTACATGTTGCGCGAGCCAATCAAGAACCAGCGGAGAACATGTCTCAAGATCGAGATAGTTCTGATAGAAAGATGCAATTTGGTCTTTCTTTGAGGAAAGAAACTCATCCACCCCACTTGTTAACCATTGAGCTGGGGATTCATTTTCAGAGAATAATGGATCAGAGCGATATGCCTCGGAAATACCTGGCAATCTAGAGTATACTGGACGCGCTATATCATTCTTAGAGTACTCAAGTACTCCTCTCTTTAGAGAACTTTTTGTTACCTGGATTATATTATTAAAAAGTTCTTTTACTCGGTTATATACGGTAATAATGAACTTAAAATTATCATGGACTCTTACTTCTTTATAGAGATATTCTTCCTCAATAATTAAAGCGCATTGCTCATACCACTCAGTAGGTAATGTGGAGAATACCTGTAACATCTCACCTTTAACTTCTTCTCTAACCCCATCTTCATAAAGAACTAAAGAAATGTACCCGTCCGACTTCTGTGGATAAAGGAGAGTCATGAACGACGAAATAAATCTATCTCTTCTGTTTTCAAGACCTATTACATTTGTCTTAGGAGGATTATTTATCGCATCTAATCTCTCATCAATCACTCTTATTGCCTGATCTATAAAATCTTCTGAAAAATAATATTTTGGAGGGAGGTAAATTTTTGAATACTTAGAAGCCGGAGCATCGATATCTAATGTTAATGGACCGGATTCAGTGAAGGTTATTGCTTTACCTCTAAGTACAGAATGAAGTGATACTTCTTTTTCTACGTTTAAATAATATATCAAAGGAGCATTAGAATTATATGTATTACTTGACTGATATTTCCACTTCTTATTTCTTACATAACTTAGTTTTCCAATAATACATTTACCAGGATTACAAAGAGTATCTTCTCCTTCACCGTCTTTACATATCAATCCTATTCTGGAGCAACTCTCCATTCCACCATGTTCTGTGCCACCAAGCGGATGCCCATGGGCGTAGATAGGAAATCCACCAAGAGTTGGATCTTCTGAAATTACCTCGGTATTGGAATACGTATGTCCAATGTTTTTATATACAAATCCATCAAGAGTTAAATTGCCACTTTGAACCGAAATTACTCTATCTCTAGGAGAGTTAATATCTTTTGATTCAAAAACAATATTCCCTAACTTATGAGCAAATATTTTTTGCTTTTTTGTTCTATCAAACTCTAAGATAATATGAGCTGAAGAAAGGGAGGGATTATTTTTTCTTGATTGTATACTATCCCAAACTGATAGATTCATGGTGTATATAGATTGGTATAGGTATATGTGAGTGGGCTAAAATCGTTGATAGATGTAAATGTTATTTGGAGGTTATACAACTTATATGAGATGATTCCAGAAGTGGGAACATATACCTCATTATCTGAATTTATTACATCTATATATGAGTAGATACATTTACCCAATGATTCTGATTCTTCACCAATAAACCCAGCACAAAATCCTTCGACATTGGCTGAATCTTTTAACATTAACTTTGTATCAAGTGTATTTATTGTCTTGACAAATGAGAATCCATAAAGTCTTCTCAAAAGATCTTGGTAGGATAGATTAGATCCTAGAGGGAGGTTTATTGGATTGATGTATTCTTGTAATGAAACAAGAATCTCATTAGATCTAGATTCTATGTTTCCAGAAATTTCAGCTGGATCATAATAGACCTCAATTACCATATCAATAGGAATTATCTCTGGTGGTAATATGGAGATATTAGTGCCTAAAGTAACTCTATTTCTTACAGACTCGATAATATACTGGAGTGTTGTATCTGACAGTTGTTTTCCATTATCATCACCAGCGCATATGACTATATTCCCAGACAGAGCAGAAGAGAGTTGATACCTTTCTTCGTATGTAAGAACTTTTATCAAGGATGCTTCTGGCGCTAGTACAGATACCTCATTCTGAAAGTCTAAAGCAGTAGTTAGATTTCTCCTGCTCAGAACTTCAAAGGCTCTTTTCTTCATCGAGTTAACAGACTCTAAGTCTTTGCCTCCAGTCGCAGCAGAGTTATTTCTTAGAAAATCTAACCCTACAAAACTTCTTTCAATTTTATTGATTTCTCCTGCTCCGACATTATATACCGACCCCCATTTCTCTGAGCGACAAATAGCAGTGATAGAATCTTCCGACTCAAGAATCCTTACTTCCTCAAGGAGGGTAAAACTAAGACCATTATTTGCATATACTCTAGTCCCAGATGGTATAATTACAACTCTATTGTACCCAGGTACTTTATAAAAACTCACATCAACTAACGCCCTTGCTCCTATCCTTCTTTGAATGCCTAATTGTCTTAACCATTGGAGACTAAATGCCTCGGGAAGGTTGTTAAGATAATAAAGAAGTTCTGATTGGGCGAATGCTTGACCTTCACTAATTGCCGCTAGTGGTGAAGCCGGAGTAAAATCATTTAACTCACCTCCAGACTCAAGATTTATTCTGGTCTGAATTGCGCGTACTAATGCCGAAGTATTTCTACTATCGAGTTGGAGTGGTAGTATCGGACCGTAGATATTAGCCATTAGAATGTATTAGAGAATTTACGAGAAGACATTGGCAATCCGTCTTCTTTATCAGAATTTAAAATTTTTGGAAGATTGGACGTATCGAAATAGTCCCCATTAGACATAGTAGCTGGGTCAAATGTTAAGAGATTATTAATTCTAGGTCCGATGAGACTTATTTCATAAATATCCCTATCACTTTGAGAAAGACCAGCGATATTGGCCAAGTCCCCTAGAACTGAAGTAGCATTCCAAATATCCGATCCAGAAAGAACAGAATTGATTTCTAGCGAAATATCTCTAAGAGACTCGGCTCCTGCGGGGTTGAATACTGACTCAAGGGACGTATTCGATGGATAACCAACATATCCATCAATCACTGAGTTTTTAAATGTGACAGGGGTAGTAGAGGATGAAGTTTCGAATCCTGGATAAGCGATTTCAGAGAAATATTTCTGAGGAGAAAGGTATCCGGTTGCAAAAGATACACCCCTATAATCCTTATCTAGATCAATACTTTGAGACAAAGATACGGTAGTATCTGGGGGTGGGGTGCTTATTTTATTCTTGGGATTATTACCTGCGATTTTTGCAATGAATGAAATATCTGGCCCTAATACCGGATCTGAATTAATTGACGATATTACACCATCGGCCAAAGAGGACGTATTTTCAAATCCTACAAACAATTTATTAAAAGTTTTAAGAATGAAATCTTTTAAACCTTCTCCATATCGCGTACTAGAATCTATCTCTAGAGATAATTGTTTTGGTAATTTTTTAAAAATTTTTGTAATCCAATCTGCACCGAAAGTGCTATCAATATAATCCGCGAAAAAGTTATCTTGTTGATATCTAGATAATAAATAGTCTTTAATAGACTCAAAAAAGTAATCTTTCGATTCTAAAAAACTTTCAAAGATATCAGATGGTCTTTGGGAATCAAAAATCTTTGTTGGTGAGTTACTTATTATCTGATTTTGAACCTCTCTGAATAGATCGGTGCTACCATATGCTACTGAGGCGAGCCCACTCAGCGTACTAAAATTATCAGTAATATACCCTGTTTTCAAGGCGAATTTCCTTTGCTCTATTATAATTTAAACCTTAGTAATTAGATTAAAGATTATCAGACAAACCTCGTATTGTTGATGGCTGAGGCAACATTCCAACAACTAACAACTTTGCTCCCTGGCGAAGAACCATTCATTGGTGACCTCGATGAGGGAGAACTTTGTATCAATGTTGCTGATGGAAGGATTTGGGCAGGGGATTCAATTTCTACCCCCATAGAACTCGGAGGAGCGGTTAAAAACCATCCAATGGGCCCACTAATTACTTCGAATTATCTAGAGGTAGATGTAACATCTCCAGATAATTTACCGATCTCGAATACGAATCCGTTGGACATCCCCCCTGGGTACTATAGAGAACAAAGAATTCTTTTAAGATTTCCAGAAACCGAACTTGAGAACTTTGCAACTTATTTTGACTACCCAGTGAACTGGGGCAGTGAGATAATTTGGAAAGCTTATTCCACAGGTTTTACCTGGGGAGGTGGTGATGAGATTTTAAATCCAACGGCGGATAATCCTATTGATTTTTATAAAGCCCAAGGAAGAATCATCTTGGTAGAATTAAACTCTTTTGGTCCAAGTTCATATTGGATGGGAAGAGTTCTCTGGGTTAACTCTAATTCTTAATTTACGCCCTCGATCATGTTAGATAAGATCCAGTTCCAGAACGGAACGATTGTAACCAAAGAATATCTCAATGAGGTGCAGAAAGGCACGAGTTTTTCTGCGACCACAGGACGTGCCAATTTTTACGCCGAGCCTACAGACTCTGAGCATGCTGGTTGGTCAGTTGGTCAAAGAGACTCTGTCAAAGACTGGGAACTAGCCGATCCCAGAGAAGATAATGAAACAGCGGTAGGTAGACTTGCTCATGATGGTATTGTATTAAATTCCTATAATCCTACTACTGGGGCCAAGGTATGGGGTCCTCCTACTCTTATTGAAACTGCACCTAATAGCGGAGTATATGGAGTCTGGGTAGAGGCAGGTAGTATCGTTCTTTCTGATGGACAACCTATCTCTTGGGGAGTTCAGTTTGTTCAGTTATTAAGTGGCGTAGAAGTAAACTATCTATATATCTCAGAAGAAGGCGTAAGAAATAATATTGAAAATAACGAGGCTATAGAGATCTCGATTGATCCAGGCCTACCATCTGTCTCCGAGCCACATATCCCTCTTGCTAAATTAACCCTATCCGCTGATGGAACTTCTTTAGCAACCAATGAGGACGGCGAAGTTGCTGGAGTTGGTTATGTAGATCTTCGTCCTTCACTATATATTGGTAATCTTAATACCTATCCCCGTACCCTACGTAACACAGAAACCAAAGAAGATTCTTATGTTGCAAAGGCATGGGAAAGAGTTATTGCTGATACCTCGAATGGTTCATTAATTGTTTCTCTGCCTTCCAATCCCACAGATTCCGATCGTATTGCTATTGTTGATATTTCTGGGACATTCGATAGATTCCCTGTTGTCATCCGCCCAGGTGGAGACACAAAAATTAACAACTCAGTGGATGATTGGATTGTTAATATCCGTGATGCCCACCTAGAACTTTTCTATCACGGAGCTACTTCTGAATGGAAATTTGAGGAGACCCCCGGCGGAGATTGTAATCCCGTTCTTGGAACTTTCTTGAGTTGTGGTGGTAAGGAATTCATCGGCCAACGCCTAGCAACAGAATGTCCTGATGGTGATATCGTCCCCGTTACCTTCCCCAATACCCCAGATGGAGTATATAGATACGAGGCATCCACTCAGAAATGTTATAAAGAATACTATCCTAAAGTTGCTGTATACGCCAATGGAGAGGGTGGTCTTATTTCAATTAATAATGCACCTCGTTGCTCTAAGGATTCTTCTTCGGAAATCTCTGCTGCTTCAGTTAAGAATATCATCTATGTTGATCCGGCAGTTGGTGATGACTCATTGACCAATAGTGGCTTTGACTCTGATCGTCCTTTCAGAACTATTGAAAGAGCACTTATCGAGGCGGTAAGAGAAAGTCGTAGGGCTGGGCAATATAACGATCGTTACGATAGAGTGATGATTGAGTTGGCTCCTGGTGACTATTATGTAGACAACTCACCAGGTGTGAGCAGTGTGCCTTCTCTCTCAGCCAATAATGGTTTGATTCAGAGAGTATTTACTGGATTTACAGTTCTTCAGGTTATCGAAGCTGATAGATCGATTAGAATTGATATCGATGCGCTCGATCCTACTCTCACCCAACCGCCTAAGTCTTTAAATCTCGGAAGAATTCTATATTCCCAGAGTGGTGGTGTAGGTAATGTAGTTAAAGTAGAAAAGCAGACCCTTAGTTCGTCACTTTGGACAATTACTCTAGAGTATGTAAGAGGAACATTCGCGTTCAACGATGAACTATACTACGATAATCTATCAGTAGTTAACCCATCAACCGGTGGTCTAGTAGTCCCTAGAGGTATTTCGGTTGATGGTGTGGATCTTCGTAAGGTCCGTGTAAGACCAATGTATGTACCTGAGTTGACTCCTACGGAGATTGAACCTCAGACAAAGAGAACCGCAATCTTCAAGGTGACTGGTGGTACATACATTTCACTTCTAACCTTTACTGATAACCCTCAGTACGCAAGAACCCATAACACAGTCACCTCAGTAACATTTGCTTCAGAAGCAGAGATTTTTGGTTCTGGAGATGAAGTCTCCTATTACTCCAAACTTAATTCTCTATTCAATTCATTTGATGGTTGGGGCAATGAAGGTCTTGAGCCAATCCGTGCAGAGACCACTATCGTTGCTCCTATCGCACCTTCTAAGAGCCTGCGCCAAAATGACCTAGAGGAGAATCAAACTGGTCTCCCTGGAGCCGACTCCAGAGACCTAACTTCTGTCTCTTATCCTGGACCTACTCGTCTTATCCGTAAAGATTCTTCAGGTAGTCAATTATTTGGTCTTCCTGACATCAACTCGACCAGATCATCCTCGCCATATGTCTTCAATTGCTCGGTAAGATCGATCTTCGGCCTTAATGGTATGTGGGCAAATGGAGCTTTAGTTTCTGGCTTCAAGTCGATGGTGACTGCCAACTTTACTCAGGTATCACTCCAGACCGATCCTAATTGCTTCAATGATCAAGGATACTATCTCGATCCCCCAACAAATAAGGAAACAGGTCAAGGTAAGCAATATCGCGTAAGCCCTAACGATCGCTTTAAGTATCGTCATTGGGGATTTAGAGGAAGTAACGACTCAACAATTCAAATTGTGTCTTGCTTTGTTATTGGTAACTCTGATCACTTTATCTCTGATAGTGGAGCTGATTTATCAATCACTAACTCCTGTTCTGACTTTGGTGATATCTCACTAAGAGGTATTGGGTATAAAGCTAATCCATTTAGCCAAGACGAAGGTATCCCAGGACCCGGTTATCTTGGTACAAGACTTTCTCAGGTCATTCCTCCTCTTCCTTTAAAGTACGCCTGTAAGAAAGATCTTCAAGGTAATGTAATTGATAATGGTAATTGTTTTACTAATCGCCAACCAACTCTAGTTGATACTGAAATCAATACGAGTTTGGTAATTAATTATGAAAAGACTGAAACTTATATTCTAGCAAATGCTGTTGGATTTAATGCTCCTAGTATCTTAAGAGTATATTTTGATAATGCTGATAATGCCAATCCATTTACTCTGGAGAATCCTCCATCAGCAGATATAGCTGCCTTTGGACAATTCTCTTATACTAAAAAGAATCTTGAAGGACAATATATTCATGCTGGTGGCACAAGTTATATAAATAGAAGAAGAGTATATATCAACGGATTTGATGAAGACGGTAATTCTGTCGTCTACTCCGGTGAAATTCAAATCTCTACTACTGCAACGCCTGGATTTGAAAAATTAGATGATAGATCTAAGGTTTTCGCTTGGGACGCAACTGCTTCTTCTTGGTATATTTCTCTCAAAACAAATGATATCGTAGAAGAGACTGTAGATGAAGATGGAGATGGATATCTCCTCAAGAAACTTGATTATGCATTCCGATTTAAACTAGCTCCAGGTACAGCACCTAACCAAGCTATACGGGACATCGACTTTATCTTCGATCGTTCTGCGATCAAAATCATTCGTGGTATCGACTCAAGAAAGAACGATGATCGAGTTTATAGAGTAATTCTTACCGGATTTGATAAGAGTCTCGGTATCCGTCGTCCTCAACCATACTACGTACTTGAGAAGCAGGCATCCTCGGCCGGATTCCCTCTTAATGGTTCACCGGATCTTATCGAAGATCCTCTCATCATTACTCAGATTCGTACCTATAATGAGGTATTTAGACCCGGCATAACTTCTCCATTAGACCAAGATAAATTTGTTACTTATCTTACTACCGGCAGTGTAGCTCGTCAGGTATTTAGTGGAGATGTATTCCCTTCTGTCGATCTTGATGAACCTGAATTGACTGAAGATCCAGCAGATTCTATTACAAAGATTGCTCTTCAGCAACTCAAGGAAAGACCCGGAGTAGACTTTGAAAGAGAGATAACTCCATCAACGGAAAGATTTAATATCAAACTCCGTGCAAATAGCACCGATGTAGGTATCCTTATTAACCTCCGTCGTCCTTCTGTAATTAGAGCCTCTAATCATACTTGGGAATGGACAGGTTATCTTAACTATGATACTGCCTTCCCAACATTCCAAGGTGATCCTCTAGAAGCTGAATTTGCTTTAGGTAAAATTATCGTTGAAGAAAGTGGTGGTAGAGTTTATGCCACTGGGATGAATGAAGAGGGTAGTTACTATATCGGCACTACAGTATTCGATCTTCGTTCTGGTGAGCAATTCGCTATCCCGCTTAAGGCTGATACTGAGCCCGGTAATGTAACCAACCAGGTACTTAATAATGTAATTGTTAAGAATACTCTCCTCATGGCAGATGATAGTAAGATTATCTTCCAAGATGGTACTCAGATTATCCTTAATAAGAATACTGAAATTGTATCTAATGTAGGTCCTATTACCGCCGGTGATGGTTCTAAGTCCTATGGTACTACGGATTTCGCTGGTCTTGTTCAGTTAGCTAAACGTGAGGATATCGAGGGTGCTAGAAACCTTATCGGACTTAAAGGGGTTTCAGACAAGGTAGTTGTATCGGCCCTTCAACTTGCTCAAGAATTTGAGACTAGACTCTCTGGATTTATTAGTGCAGGTACTGGCGTAACTGTCCAAGTTACACCTAATAATGCTGGTACAGAAGACGAGGCGGATGACTTTAATACTTATGCAGTGTCTATTGGCCAAGACGTTGCCACTACTGCTAATGTTACATTCAATAGTGTCACTGCTGCTGCTGATATTTGTGCTTTCTCTGATATTAGATTAAAGCAGAATGTTCTCTCGATTGATAACTCATTAGCTAAGATCGAAGGTCTTCGCGGTGTCTCCTTTGAGTTAAAGAATGATCCCGGTGTCCCTCATCTCGGACTTATTGCCCAAGAGGTTAAGGATGTTGTACCAGAGGTGGTGCATCATGACGATGCCACTGATATGTATAAAGTATCATATCAATCATTAATTCCTGTGCTAATCGAGGCAATTAAAGAACTATCAGATCGCGTTAAGAAACTCGAGGAGAAGTGATAGATGTCTGCAAAGTTTACAACTTCTGGTAACATCAAAGTTGATGCTGGTATCCAGTACGTAAAATTACGGATGGATATTAGTTGGAATGATAGCGCAGCTACTTATGGCATTGCTTTAAAAAGTCTCTCATTTTCAGCAGATAATAGGACCATAGAATGGTCCAGAGATGATAGTAATGAGTCTGGGAGCGCAGACCGTACATTTAATATTTCCGGGCAACAAAGCGGTGCAACAGAAGTAAGTATTAATTATCAGTCTCAAGGTACATCTTTAAATGTAGTAAAGCAAAGTGATAAAAAAATAATATTTTTAGATGGTGATGGTAGTGATGCAAATGCTACCATAACTCTATCAATATTAGAAAATGTTCCTTTCTCTGCCACTCCTCCTCCAGTAGTTCCTCCAGGTGGTGGTTTTACTCCCGCTCCCCCGTTAGATTGCCCCCCAGGCCCTTGGTCAGATCCCAATATTCCTCCACCTTGTGGGGCTCCTCCTAGTGGTATTTCCTCGTCTGATGGATTGCAAATATCCATAACTGGACAAAATCAGATCACTCTTAATCTAAAAAATTACGTAAATAAACTTGTGAGTTTAAAAATAACTCATCAGGTAGATGCGGCCTGGACACAAAGTTTTAGTTTTAATATTCCTAATTGCTCGGATATTAGTCCTGATACAGGCGGGGCACCATACTCTAAAGGGGCGTATTCTAATTCAAATATCACGGGTACTAATGTATTCTACGTATATAATATAGATGGAGGAAATAATAACTACGTATTTAATCATAGTTCTATTGCTGGTCCGGCCCCTACCCGCCAACTCTACTCAAAACAATGCACTACAACTTGTGATGAAGAAGGGAATTGTGTTGAGACTTGTGTCTGTGTACCATCTGGTATAGAGACTTTTGGTCCTTGGCCATATTGCAATACTGGCGTGGCCATATCAAAAAATGGTGGGGATAAAGTACAATGGCAATATGAAGATGGTGGTGGTGGAAGTTATGATGATCAATATGTCACCGTAGAAGTTATTGGAGTAAGAAATGCCATTTCGTCGGTTGGAGCTATTTGTACCTCAGCTTTAAAGGCAAATGTATGGATTCCAGATTCTACTCAAGCGGGAATAGTAGGAAACTGTATCGGAAATTATAAAAACCATTCACAAAAAATCAGATTTAGAATCCCATCTTTAAAAGTTTCTAAGACTACTTTTTCAGATCCGGTGTGTAGTTCAAGTTTTAGAGGTGTTGCTGGAGCCGTTCCACCGAGCCAACAACTTGGTAGTTTAAGTTCAGAGTACTCAGTCTTACATCTTTTCAATGATGATTTTTATACAACAACATCATTGATATCTGGCAATGGAATTATCGTAACACCTCAGAATCTTGATGATGACTACCATAGTCCGTTTAATGAGGCAAATCCACAATCTAATACCAATCTTGGGACCTTAGATAGGAGATATTACACTGTCCAATTTACTGATGGAACTCAGGTAACTCCGGGCGCACAAAATATAGGGGTTACTGTGGGGCAGAATGTAACTGCTGGTGGATTGAATACTAATATCACTCTATTTAAAAAAGAACAAGTAAATACAAATACTATGAGAGTGTGGTTCTACACTTCTTATAGTGAAAATGTTCAATTTACTAATGATATAATTCATGTATTTGATGATGATCAAAATACAACAAATACCGCACTATCAAAACTAGTAAATCCCGGTAGTATTATTATTACCCCACAAAGTTTAACTGATCCCGGTAATGGTACTGCAGGATTTGAAACTTTGAACCAAACAAATAAAAAACATTATTTAATTACATTCTCTGATGACACCATAGTACAAACTGGTGGTACTAATATAGAAATAGATGTTAATAGAAATCTAACGGCTAGCGGATTAACAGTGCCTGGTTTTGTGTCTAAAAAAGAGAGAGTTGACGACAAGAACCTAAGGGTATGGTTTACTTGGTACTATGCAGATAGACCAGTTGGATTAGAAAATGATAACGGATTTGCCAGAGACTGGAGTGTAAGAAGAATTAAACCTGAAAACTCTTCTGGTAATGTATTTGTTCGTAACTGGTATTTAAGTAAAATTAACTAATGATAACCTCGATATCATCTTCTTCTGGGCGTAAAGCCCGACCACCAAAATGGTGGGGGAAGTTAGTAGATACTATTCCCCGCCTAGAGTTGCCATGGCTCAGACCCCAAACCTGGACACCGGAATTGGCTCAGAAGTGGATGAGAAGTATCCCATCAAAGTGCCCATTTGAACGTCAATGGTGGGTGGGGGACAGACTGATTCTCTTCATCCCAGCACTCTGTTCTCTCAATCCCCTCTCCACTCAACTCTACTCTCTACGCCTTGAAGCCCAGACATACCTGGCCAGACTTGAGGCCGATAAAAAATCAGTTTAAAGAAATGTATCCAGATTTGGACCTGAAATCCAATTCTGTGATAGAATATCCAAGTGAGCAAAGAGAGATCTTTCCTCCAAGAGACCCTTACTAAGAGAATTTTAAAATGTCCGCAACTTTTCAAATCACGACCATTGACCTGAGCACAAACGCTCCTCAACTCGCTCCTCTCAGTGGCCGCGAATACACTTCTGAATATACTCAGCTCCCCAACGCCAACCTTCCTAAGGTGATGCGCAAGGAACTCGATACTGTCTTCCAGTTCCTCACCGGCGAAGAACTCCCTCTCGATGAGAACACTTTCCTTATCAAAGCCCGTGATGGTGTGTACTTCCGTCTCTTCGGTCCCGTACTCAAAGTCGGTGCTGATGGCGTAGAAGGCACTGAAACTGGTAAACTCTACATCCAATGGGGTCCTCGTTTCTTGCCCGTTGGTATTACCAAAGGTGGATTTGTAACCGAAGATGGTCGTGAAATCGAAGCCGAATTTGGTTCTTTCAACTTCTCCGGTCGTGGTGAAGATCCTTGCCTCTTTGTTTCGGTAGATACCAATGATGGCCAAACAGTCCTCCCTGTGGCAGTCCGCTTCAGCGACTGGGAAAATCCCACCGATCCTAAGGCCCTCAACGCTCTTCTGAAGAAGAAGCCTGAGGATGTTGTTGCTCTCCTCCAACCTGTGACTGCAAAGGGTGCTGCTTCTGGCCCTCGCATTGAAGCCGATGAAGAAATCGATTTCCGTGAGTTGGATGTAAACACCCCTTATCAGGTTGTTGGGTACTATCCCTGTAAGACTTCGTATGGCTTGACCTATCGCATCTTGATCGATAACCTCCCTGAAGAGGGCAAGGTTTCTGGCGCATGGGCCCATAGCTCCATTCGTCCTCTCTTGGCTACCAAGCCCGAGATCAACCGTGATAAGCCTGCTACTCTTACCCTGCGTAGCAAAGAAGAACTCGATTCTGGCAAGATTCGTATCCGCTCCACTCTCCTCCTTGCTCAGCAAGAGAGTTCCGAAGAAGCATTGAATTTAGATTTTTAGATTCTTTAAGTCTTGACTTCTAAGTTTAAAGGTCCTATAATGGGCCTTTTTTTATGTCTAAAAATCACTACGTATATTACTCTTATGAAGAGTGGGGTCGTGGATATATAGGAGTCCGTAGTACTAAATTAGATCCATGGAAAGATCCATATATGGGAAGCTTTAAAGATAGATCATTTAAACCGACTCGTAAAGAAATTATTGCAATTTTTAGATCTAGGAAAGAAGCATTAGAAGCTGAAATTATTTTACATGATTTTTATAAAGTACATTTAAATTCTCATTTTGCAAATAAAGCAAAACAAACATCAACGGGATTTAGTCAAGAAGGAATTAAAGGCAGAAAATGGTGGAATAATGGAAAACAAAGAAAACTTTGCGAACAATGTCCTGGACCAGAATATGAACGTGGAAATCTTTTACCTGGTCAAAAGGGAAGTTTTTATGGAAAGACCTTATCTATAAAGGCACGTCAAAAATTAAGTGAATATGCAAAAAATCGTATAGGGAAAAAATCACCAATGTATGGTAAAACGCATTCAAAAGATGCAAGAAGAAAAATAAGCGAATTCAGAAAGACTTGTATAGGTGAAAAAAATCATATGTTTGGTAAAAGAGGAGAAAATAGTCCTATCTTTGGCATTACAAGGAATGAAGAAACTCGGAAGAAAATAAGTGAATATGCTAAAAAATGCCGATGGTGGACTGATGGAGTCTCTCTTAAAAGATGCCCAGATCAACCCGGTCCAGAATGGAAACCAGGGCGGATTAAAAAGATATAAGTTTAAAGACATATTACTGTTAGAATTATTATGGAGAACGATTTAAGAGTCCCTGAGGGTTGGGGTGTTGCAGAATACGCCGAACCTGGTAAGGACACTGGTAAACAATCTAAGAACCTAGAGTTAATTGCACCTGGTCCTCAGAGTGGTGAAGATGATTATCATTCTCAATATGTAGACCCAGAAGGTAAGTTTGGTGCTGCGAAGACAGAACGTGGGTCCTCAGAGCATTGTTCATATGGCGGAGAAGAATCCTCCCAAGAAGAACCAAAAGGCTCCCAGCCCTATGATGTTGGTCAACTCCACCTCGAAGATAAAGAAGTAGTGGTGGAAGATGGTAGACAGAGAGGCTATCATTACTATCTTGTTACCCATCCCG